ACCAACACTATTGGTAAGTACAGACCTAATTAGCAATAGTGCTAACTGGGGCAACATAGCAAATACACTTAGTGTAACTTGCTTACAAGACGTTACTATCACAAACAGCACAGGAATCTATTCATACATTGATTTCTGTTCAGGTGATATGAACAAATTAACTACGCCAGCAGATAATGAAATCTCTGTGAACATGGTTATTGATGGTACTGTGTACTTCGGTACTGATCCAGTTAGCCCAGCAACTGCCGCTGAATACGGTGTTGCAGGATTATCAAATAACAAAGTTCAAGTACAGTGGAAACTAGTTATGAACGGTGGCAATGCAACAGCTAACGCTTACTACTATGCTGGTCAAGGTTACATCAGTAGCTTGGCACCAACAGTAAGTCCAGACGCACCCGTTTGGGTTACACCAATGACACTAGCTGTCAATGGTAGTATGGTAGCCGCACAAAACGCTTAATCTAACGATTATGTGAAACAAGGAACACCCTAAAAAGTGTTCCTTTTTTAATAAATGAAAGCAACAAATGAACAATGAAAAAGATATTTGGCTACATAGTGATGAAGATAAACTACGTAGCTTATTAGCAGACGAGGCAAAAATGATGCCTATGCTTGATAGTATGCAAGCAACATTACGACAACTAAAAGCAAAGCAAGCATTTCGTATTGCACTACTTAATCAGTTACTAGATGGTACTGATAAGAAAGACTAAATACACTATAATAATTTACTAAGGAAAACAAATGAAATTATCTCAACTCACAGCAAAACCCCAACTAATAGACGTTCATTTAGATGACGAAGATACCATTAAAGAATTTGGTGAGCCAATAGAATTCTGGACATGGGATCGTCAGCCTATGGATGTGTTTATGAAATTAGCAAACGCAAGCGGACAAGATACTGGTGGTATCATTAGTGTTGTTCGTACACTTATCTTAGATGACAAGGGTAAAGAAATCCTTAAAGATGATGCTATGCTTCCAACACATGTACTAATGAAAGCTATAGCGAAGGTTACTGAACTATTGGGAAAGTAACAAAAGACACTATTGATCCTAACAGTGAAAAGATGGCACTGATATTAACGATTGATAGTTTGGGTAAGCGTTATGGAATGCTACCAAGCGAGGTATTAGAAAGAAGTAACACATTTGATTTGTATATTATGGATGCATCATTAACATTTGAGAATTATCATCATAAGAAAGCTATGAACAATGGTGTTGCTCCTGCTCCAGACTATTCAACAGATGAGTTGTTAGCTATGTTCAATCAAAATAAGGATCAATAATGTCTATAACATTTAATGTAAATGTGTTAACAACTAGATTTAAGAAGATACAAAAGAAACTTGATAAAGTGCCACAGGAAGCTTATCAGGAATTTGTAAAAGAAACTCCTATTCGTAGTGGTAACGCTAGACGCAAAACAAGACTGCAGGGTAATACTATTACAGCACAATATCCATACGCTAAACGATTAGATGATGGATACAGTCAACAAAGTCCTGATGGTATGACTAAGCCAACAGAAGCGTTTATCCAAAAACGTGTAAAAGATATATTCAGAGGAAAATAAAATGGCAGATATGGTCGTTAAAGCCACGCTAGATGATAAGATAAGTCCTGCGCTTGCAAAAATTGAAAAGAATGTTAAATCAGTTAATGATAATTTTGGTGCATTAAAAAATGCATTAGCCGGGCTCGCATTAGGCAGTGCTATACAAAATGCTTATAGATTTGCTGATGGAATTCAAGATATCACTGATGCTACCGGAATAGCTACAAATGCAATTATTGGTTTTACTCAAGCAGTTCAGTTTAATGGTGGCACAGTAGATGGTGCCCAAAATAGTCTTATTAAATTTAATCAAACTATAGGTGAAGCCGCAGATGGCAGCGCAAAAGCACAAGATGCATTCAGTGAAGTAAACATTTCATTAAAAGATTTAGCAACGTTAAGCCAACAACAATTGTTTGAAAAGACAATTATTGGATTAGGTCAAATAACAGACAAGAGTAAGCAAGCTGTAGTGGCTACTGAATTACTTGGCAAAGGATTTAAGGGAGTTAATGTTTCTGGTGTTGCCGCACAATATCAAGCTTTATCATTAAGAAGTCAAGATGCTGCCGCTTCAACAAAATCTGCTGCAGATGCTATTCAACAGGGCGAGATTGCTATGGCGCAGTTTCAAAAAAGCATACTTCAAATTCTAAAACCAATTAATGATTTTATAGCCGGATTAGATCCACAAAAGATACAACAGACGGTTGACGCTGTAACAAGATTAGGTGCTGTTTTATTTGTATTATATGGCTATATAAAAATTACTGGTGCAGTAGTCGCCACTATGCTAGCGGCACTTGCTAAATTAGGAGGTACAATAGCCACAGTTGGTGGGATATTATTAGCATTTGCTACAAGATTGGTAACCACATTTACATTATTTGGTAAAATCATTTTAATAGCCGGTGCAGTTAATGAAGCAATTAAAATAGCATTTAATATTGACGTAGTTGGCAGTTTTGTTAAAGGTATTGCTAGTGCATATGACGCAGTTAAGAAATTCCTAGGCATTAAAGATAAAATGGATAGTAGTGGTGCTGGTGCTGGACGTGGTGGTAACGATGCTATTACTAAACAACTACAAGAACGTGGTGAACAGCTTAGAAAAGAAAGTGAAGAACTTCGTAAAGTACAAGATGCTTACGAAAAGCAAAAGAAACAGATATCACAATCATCCGACGCATTCAAAAAACAAAATGAAGAATTTATTAAGGGCATACAATTAGAAACTTCATTAATTGGTAAGAGTGAAGAATATGCTGAGATTGTTAGAACAATTGGTGAATTAAACAAAAAAGCTGCCACAGAGACAGAAAAGCTTCGCCAACAAAAACAACTACTAACGGGAGAAGATGCCAAGTTAGCTCCATTATATGATATTCAAATTGCTAAGATTGAAGAAGTAAGAAAAGCTGATGAAGCTCGTATTACATCAGCAATACAAGGATTGCAATCAGCAAAAGCAATTGAGCAGGCTAGAGTAATTACGCTTGAGCAAATGTCACAGCAGATGCAAAAACAACAAGAGATTGCCGGTATAACTAACGGTGTGTTTAGTAATTTACAAAAGCAATTGGGCGAGATTCAATTTGGTAAAGAACAAAAAGGTCGTTCAGTATTTGAACAACAACAAGAACAGATAAAACGCAACATTACCCTATTAGAAAATGATATGGCAAACGCTGTTACAGAAGCGTTTAGTACAGAAGATGGAATTGGAAATGTTGAGCAATATGGTATTGAGTTAAAGAAAGTATATGATTTAACCAATCAGTTAAGACAAGCACAGTTGGGCGAATTAGACGCAAGTACTAAATGGGCTACTGGTTGGCAAGATGCATTTACTAAGTATACTGATAGTGCAACCAATGCCGCAACAATGGCTGGCAACGCATTTAATAGCATTACAAGTAATATGAACAGTGCTATTGATAACTTTGTTACAACAGGTAAGTTTAAGTTTGGTGACTTTGCTCGCAGTGTTATACAAGATTTAATTAAGATAGAATTAAAAGCACAAGCAAGTAAATTATTAACTGGTGCATCAAATATGCTTGGTAGTTTTGTTGGATCAATATTTGGGTTTGCAGAAGGTGGAAATCCTCCAGTCAATAAACCTAGTATCGTTGGTGAGAAAGGTCCTGAGTTATTTGTACCCAAAACAGCAGGCACAATTATACCTAATGGTGGTACTGTTGGTAATGCCGCACAAGGCAACACATACATTACAAATAACATTAGTGCTATTGATGCCAAATCAGTTGCACAATTGTTTGCTGAAAATCGCAAAACATTATTTGGGTCAGTACAAATGGCACAAAAAGAAATGAGCTATGGTAGATAAGGAATAAAAGATGTCAGGTTTACAATCAATATTAAATTACTGTAATGGTCTACAAATTGACCGTCGCAAGGTAGTTGGCATACAATACACACGAAATGAAATACCTCGTGTAAGTCAAACACCAACAAAGAATCCATGGAAGTTTACATTAGATATGCCTAATAGGTATAGATATAGTGAAGCAAGAGATTTAATGGAAGCATTAGATAAGTTAGATAGAATTACACCACAAATAATTACGTTTAGTAATCTACCTAAATTAAGTTGGATATTTAGATATCAAGGTGTACTGTCGCAAGCACAACTTAATACAATTACCGTAACAAGTTTTGTTGGGTCAACTTTAACATTAAACGTAAGTGGCGTTGGTGGAAGTGCAACAGCAGTTATATTTGAACCCAATGATTTAATACAGATTGGATCATCAAATGAATATCCTTACCCATTTACTAGTACAACACAAGTATTACGTGGCACTGGATCAACTATAGTAGTCAATACAAGTAGACCAAATATATTAACCGGTAATTTAGTTGGCAAAGGTATCATTGTTGGTAACAACTGTCAGTTTAATATGTTTTGTCCTAACATGCCTACGTATAAATTAATTCCTGGAGGATACATAGGTAATGGTGCAACTACAACTAACAATGCATTACTTGAGTTTAGTGATAGTTTTGGATTATATGAATTCGTTGGAGCTGCATAATGGATAACATACCAGCAGTAGCCAATAACAAACCATTAGTAACGAACGCAGAGTTTGTAAAGCTTACCATATACAATGAATATAGTAATACAGCAAACAACAATGTATACACATTTAGTAGCAGTTATCAATCAGAAACTATTGATGGACAAACATATAGCCCATTAGGTGGTTTGCTTGCAGTTGGCATACAACAACGTGATATTCGTGTAACAAGTGCTGATACAAGCATCAGTTTGAGTGGGGTTGATGGTAATAATATATATGTTGTTTTAAGTAATAAAATACGAGGCAGTAAATTAGAAATCACCAGAGGATTTTATGATAACAATTATAATCTTACAAGCAATGCTCACAGGTTTACTGGTATTGTTACCAATTATCAAATTAGTGAAGAACGACAAGATAACAATGACAATTTTACCATTACACTAAACGCAAGTAGCTTTAAAAGCGTATTAGAAAATCGTATAGCTGGACGTAAAACAAATAGTGAAAGTTGGAAAGAATATAACCCAACTGATACAAGTATGGATCGTGTTCCAAGTTTAAGTGATAGAGCATTTGACTTTGGTCAAACTCCAAAGCAAGGTGCAACTACACAGAGTCAGGCTGCAACAGATGCTAGTCAAACTGCACAAGATACAAATACAAACACTTATAATTATGATGGATAATGAAAGATAACAAATGAAAATAAGATTAGCAAATAAATTTGATATACCTCAACTAATGGAAATGTTGCGTCACTATAGAGATAGTGGTACAATTAAAAACTTAAAAGTTGAAAGTGAAGAAACAGCAATGAAGATACTTACAGCAATAATTGTTGGATTGGGTATTGCATTGGTAAGTGAAAAAGATAACAAACTAACAGGTATGTTGTTAGCAATAAAAAGCCCATTCATGTGGGACGTAAACAAACTTATAATGAGTGAGATAGCATATTGGGTAGAACCAGAACATCGTGGATCAACAGCAGGATATAGATTGCTTGCTAAGTATGTTGATCATTGTGATGAATTAAAAGATAGTGGTGTCATTGTGAATTACACAATGAGCCAAATGGCAGGACAAAAACTAGATTACAGTAGATTTGGTCTGAAGCCTGTAGAAACAACTTGGAGTATTTGAGATGCCAATTTTAACAGCAGCCGTGGCAGCAGCCGGTACATTTTTCGCAGGAATTACATTAGCTAGCGTTCAAGCTTTTGCAATTCGGGCATTAGTGACAATTGGTATTAGTAAGTTAGTTGCTAACAGAGCAAATAAAAATAGTGCAGGTGCACAAGACGTTGGATCACGTGTTCAATTAGGTCCAGCAACAAATAATAAACTACCAGTAACATATGGTAGTGCTTTTTTAGCACCAGTACTTACCGATGCTAAAATTACTACTGACCAAAAAACAATGTATTATGTTTTTAGCTTATGTGAAGCTAGTAGTGGAACAATGAGCTTTGGTAAAATCTTTTGGAATGGTAAAGAAGTTACATTAGGTGCCGGTGACTATAGTGCAAATAACAAAGTTGTAAGTTTAACAACTAACGCTACACCGCCACAAGTAGACACTACTATTAATGGTCATGCATGGATATATCAGTTTAATGATGGATCAAGTAGTGGTTTAAATACCGGCGGCACAAGTGCTATTACAATATTGTCTACTGGTGGTATTCCAGCTAGTGATATATGGACAAGCACTGATGTAATGAGTGATACTTGTTTTATTATTGTAAAATTAATTTACAGTGCAGACGTACAAGATGCTAAACAAATGCCAAGATTGAGTGTTCAATTAACTAATACATTGACTAAGCCCGGAGCAGTATTACTTGATTATATGACTGATGTTCAATATGGATGTGCTATTGACGTAGCAGATATTGATACAACTAGTTTAACAGCATTAGATACATACAGCGATGAATTGATTACATATGTTCCAGTAGGCGGCGGAAGTGCTACACAAGCAAGATATCGTATTGACGGTCCAGTAAATACAGGTGATAACTGTTTAAGCAATTTACAACAATTAGTTGATGCTTGTGATAGTTGGTTACAATATAGCGAATTGTTAGGTAAGTGGACTATTGTAATGAATAAGCCATACAGTGGTACGTTAAGTAGTTTATATAGTGTTGATAGTTCAGTATTAATTGGTGGCATTGATATTAACCCAATTGATTTAAATCAAACATACAACAGTTTAGAAGTTCAGTATCCAAATGCTAATATTAATGACCAAACTGATTACAAGGTAATTGACTTAACAACAGTTGGTACTGCATGGTATAATCCAAGTTTGTTATCACCTAATGAACCAGACAATAGATTAGTTATTCAATATCCACAAATTAACAATTATATTCGTGCGGTATATTTGGGTGTGCGTAGATTATTACAAAGTCGTGAAGATTTAACAATTGTTTGTAATTTAGATTACAGTGGTATACAAGTTGTTGCCGGTGATGTAGTTCGTGTTACATTAGCTGAGTATGGTTGGACAGATAAATTATTCCGTGTATCACAAGTACAAGAAACTAAAACTGGTGATGGTTTCCTAGGCTCAAGAATAACTGCGTTTGAATACAATGCCACAGTTTATGCTGATAACGCATTACAAAATTTTATTCCAGAAGCTAATACTGGGTTGACTGATCCTAATATATTTGACCAACCAACTGCTCCTGTAATAGTAACTGGTTCAGCAACTCCTGGATCTACTAATTACTTTACAGTAAGTAGTAATGTACCTGCTGCAGGTTCAACACTGTACATGGATTTTAACTATGGATTTTCAAGCAACGTAGAAACACATATTAGTTATACTACTGCCTCTAGAGGTGATGGTACTATATATCCTGCAAATACAACTGTATCAATTAATGTAGCAGACTTAAGCGCAGGTAATTACTATTGGTCTACTACTGCTAGAAACATGTTTGCTGGTAGACAAAGTAATAGTTCTAATGTGTATGAGTGGGATGGACCAAGCTTAACTCCTTATAGTAATGTACAATTTATTTGTGCAAGTAGTAGTGGAAACCTAGTAACAGTTTCTCCAGACACTTCAAACGTTAGTATAGGTCAACTAATAACAGTAACAGGTGGTACAGGTGCAGTAGCCGCAAATACTATAGTATCAAGCGTTACTGGCGTTACAACTTTCACTATTGATCCTGCTCCAACTGTACCATTCGTATGTGCTGACTTAAACTTAACTGGTGGTGGCATTACATCTAATCAAATTGCTAATGGAGCAATTATAGCCGGTAAAATTGCAAATAACGCAGTTATATTAGGTACTATTGCGGCTAATGCAGTTACAGCTGGTACAATAGCGGCTAATTCAATTACAGCTGGTACAATAGCGGCTAATGCCGTAACTGCTAACACAATTGTAGCCGGCGCAATTGATGCAAGTAAAGTTCAAGCATTTACATTAACTAGTGGACAAATACAAGCGGGCGGCATTGTTGCATCAAGTATTGCAGCTAATACAATTACATTTGAAAATTTAGTAATTGGTGCTGTAACGCAAAGT